CTCTTCCGTGAAATCCTCTTCATAGTACGGCTCGCGCATGTTTCCGCGCCGTTGGTCAAAAACCGTCTGCATACCCGTTGTGACGGTTCGGTCGACGCCTGGCTGTTCTGTGTAGGTCCGGAGCACAAATGTGATACTTGTCGTCGTGACATTATCCGGCACAATATCAAACCAAAGCAACGTGCCCGCTTCGCGGCTTGCCTCGCACAGCGACTGCGCTGCCTCCAAAACGTTCTGCCATTGGGCTTCAATCGTCACAGATTCGCCGTCGCTCAAATCGGCTTCTTCGCTGACGTAAGCAGACCAATCCCGTGCCGCCACCGCACTGCCGCCCAGGTTCTCGGAAGAGAGCTTCTTGATTATATCGTCAGCATTGTCTGTGATTTTGGTTTGGTCCTCGCCCGCGTCGTAGGCGACAACGCGCCACTTGAGAATGACGTTTGAGTCATACCCAACGATGGTCACCCGCTGCGCCGACCCCTCTGTCGTGTAAATCCACTTGCGAACGAAATACACCCGCCACAGCGACATGGCACCGTCTTTCGGCTGGCGCCATACCTGAATCATTCGGTCCGGCGTTAGCAGTTTTCTATCGAACGCTGCCTCAGAATCAGAGAATTCCATAGTCAGCGTGCCAACGTCATTTGCCACGCGATTGAAAGACGCCCGGGTGAATCCGGTCAGCAGCGCCAACCGGACGCCCGTGTCGCTGGTCAGGTAGAATTCGTAAGACGCCATTTAGTCTACCCCGTTATACCGCTCAACCCATCGGCAGTATAGCTCTCGCGTTGGTCCGCCTGAAGCGTCTACGTAACATGTCAGAACGTTGGCGCCGGGAATCAGCCGGAATTGCCCAAAATCAGACGCCGGGAGAATGGCGCCAGGTTGCGGTCCAGAAAAGTCAGACGTGATTTTCTTGGCGGTCGGCGTCGTGTCAATTGTCAGCGTTTCGCCGTCCTGCAAAGCGTAATCACACCAGAGCCAGTCGCCGGTCGTTTCGTTCCTAATGCTGACCAGCGTCATTGCCGTTCCGCCAGTCCGCTTCACCGTAATGATTGGAAATGCGTCCGCGGTTCCTTTATTTGTGACAGTCGCGTCGCCAGCCGTTCCCGCGGTTCCCGTCTGGTTGTTGCCTATATAGATATCATAATTCCTCTTGATGACCGGGTCTCGCGAAGCGAACGCAACGCCGCGAAGAATCCCTGCTCCAGGAAAATCCGCATCTAGATGCGTCCAGCTTGACCCATTCCACATTGCAGCGCTGTCTGTCAGGTCCAGCCCTCCAGCCGTCGAAAAATCTCCACCAACGAAGAGCGAACCGTCTGGCGCGATTTCCAATTCATATACCGCCGCGTCCATCCCAGTTGAAAGCGCCTCCCAACTCGACCCATTCCACGCCGCGATGTAATCTGCGCCTGCAACCCCGCCAGCGTCCGTGAACGCGCCACCAACATACAACAGCCCTGATTCCCGGTCATACCGCAGAGCGTTCACCGCCCCATTCAGGTCTCCGGACGTCCCGACGGGCGAGAACGCCGTCCCATCCCATTGTGCAATATATGCACATGCAACGCCGCCAGCGTTAGCAAATGCCCCGCCAACATACAATATCCCAGCATCGTCCATCGCTACAGAGTTTCCGTCATTGTCGAGACCAGAACTAAGCGCCGCGTATGCCGCGCCATCCCACGAGACGATGCGGTCAGCGTTGGCGATGGCGTTCCAGTTCTGAAAGTTTCCGCAAAAGTACAACGTCCCGTCTGTCGCCCATACCATATCGAGTACAGACGCAACGCCACCACCGGACACGGACTCCCATTGGTCTGCCGAGACATCGTAATAGGCGATGGCGTCGCCGTTGCCGTCGCCATTGTCCAGGTTGGTAAATGAGCCGCCTACGTAGACATCGCCATTCGGCGAGACTTTCACGCAGACTATGGCGTTATTGGCTGCACCCGCCGCGCCGACGGTCTCCCAGGCTTCTGTAATCGGATTATACGCTATGACGTTGTCGTCGTTCGCGTTTCCATCCCAACCAACAAACGAACCGACATAATATATTCGCCCATCGGTAGGATTAAATGCGATATCGTTAATCGTTCCGCCAATCGTAGGATTTGCAGCCAACCCCAGCCCGCTCCACTGCCCGGTAGAAATCAGACGGGCACCGCAATAGCGCATGGTCACCCCGTCATAATCGTCCAACGCGTCAGACGTTTCGCCGATGCTGCGCCAATACGGGTCCGGGCAAAAGAACCGCATCGCAGCTCGTTCGCCTTCGTAACAGGGCGCTTTGACGCTCATTTCCAGCCCGCCCTCGTAGAAACACTTCACCTCTTTCATGGTCGCCGCGCCCGTGTACCGCAGCCGAATTCCCTGCGTAGCAATCGCCCCATCCGGCTTGAAAAGGTCGACCAGCGCTTGGCGTTTCACATGCAGCCCAGCGACGTCGTCTCCGTCCGCGCTTTGGATAACACCCGCCAAGGTGAAAACGGCAGGCTGAATCGCGACGCTCTGAATTTCGCCGCCCGGGAGAATGGCGAAGTTATTGAAATTCAATGAGACAGGCGCCGTTCCCGAGCCTATCATTTGCCCGACCATGAAAGCGTAATCGTCCTTCAGGTCCTGCATTCGCCCGCCAGCCGTCGAAAGCGCGCTTCGTATACTAGGCGATGCGTTCGGCGCGCCCAACCACCGACACCCTTCCTGGTCGCCGTCGCAGTATGTGGTCCAATACTCCAACTCTTCGACCTGAATCGCGTCCACAATAAACTGGACGGCGCCTGCGCCATCTTGGCGAAGGTACAACGTTGTAGACGCGTTGGCTTGCGCCGCCGGGAATTGCAGCCCGTAAAGGCTCCAGCTATCGCCCAGGTCATAGAGCAACGTAGGAGCCGTATACGTCGCGTCGTCCAGAGACCAATCCCACGATGGAGAAGCAGGAGTCCTCAGTCGAACCGTGACATAGTGAATCGCGTTCGCCAACGTGTCAAGCGTAAAAGAAATTCCGTCATTATCCGCCGCCGTTGTGAAACGAACGGAATGCGAGCCATATCGGGTATAAGTCTCTGTGTCAAGGTTCGCCAATACTGCGCCACCGAGCGCCGCGTAATTCCCGCCGTCTACCTCAACGCTCGGATTCAGGACCAGATTGGTTGTCGTTTCCGGGACGATTATATGCCAAATGCCCGCCATCCGCTACCTCCCCGCCAAAGCCGCCATTGTCGCGAAATCTTGCTGTACAGCCGCCGCGGGCGCATTCGTGTGAATCACCATATTGAACTCCGTATTGTCACCGCCCTGTGCCGGAACGCTTGGGGGCTCGGGCTCGGGTGTGTTCAGGCTCTCGGTTCCCGCTGCCGCCATCAAATCTCGCAACGCCTGGATGAAGTCCTTTCCCTTCATCTCGCCGCCGCTCATCATCTCCATCAACATCTCAAGCCCGGTCGCCATCTGGATACTTTCATTCGTCGCCAACCCAAACGCCAACTGTAGCTTGGCAACCAGCCGCTCATACTTCGCCACACTGATCTCCCCATTCCGCAGGGACTCACCCAGCTTCTGGATCGCAATCCTGGCGACTTCCACCTGCGTCGCATCCACCAACGTCTCGGCCAATCGAGCTTGGGCCATCGCGTGGTTCTCGGCCGCGCGCGCCGCAGCCGCCTGCGCTCTCTCTTCTTCCCTCAGCGCCCTCTCCTGGTCCTTGGATGCTTGGGTCGCCGCCCGGGTCGCCGCCGCATGAGCCTTCTGCGCGTTTGCGTTCTCTATCGCTTGGAGCTGCTGTGCCTTGAAAGCGTCCAGATTCGCCAACTGACTTGCCAGCGCGTCGGCGTCAATCGTTCCACCTTCCAATGCGCTATTCAGCGCACTCATTGCCCCGGCCAGCTTGATCGTCTCTGGGGTCGCCAATCCGAACTGCAACTGCAACCCTTGGACCACCGTCCTATACACCTCGCCGCTGATCGTCCCTGCTTGATAGGACGCCGTGACCATGTTAATCATCGCGGAGGCCACCTGCGCCCCACTGGCGTCCATCAATTGCGCGGCGAGGTCCACTTGGGCAATCGTCGCATTCGCCGTCGTCACCCGCAAGCTCTCCATCTCATTCGCCAATATCTCGGCGGCGACAGCGGCTTCGTTCGCGGCGACCTCTGCCGCTTCACGTGCTCGGTCCGCGTACTCCCTCTGGGCCTGCTGCGCATCCCACAGCAAGCGGTTCTGGGTCCTCTGGGACTCAGCCATATTCTTCTTCTGTGCTATGGCCGCCCTCTCAGCTTCGGACAAGCGATTGGTGTCATCCGTCGCCATCACCGTGGAGACGTGCAACTGGGTGAAGGCTGCCAAGTTGTCCAGCGTCACACCCTCAAACGTCTTCAGCTCGGCCCGAAACTTGTAAGCGGCAAGCGTCGATTCATAGGCGGCAACCTGATACCCATTATAAGCCGTCACCACCCGGCTCACAATCGACGGAGCTTCGGTCAGGGCTATATTAACATCTTTGTACGCCGCCACCGCCTCTTCAGCGGACATCTTGCTATCGTCCAGGGCATCACGCAAAGCGTTGAACCCTTTCCCCAGCAAGCGAGGCACCCACATGGGCGGCATCCACTTATTGAGAAACGCCCACGCCTTGGCAAGCTGGCGCACGGCGCTGGTCTCGTCGTTAATCATCCCCGTCAGGAAATCCAGCGTCTTTGCCAGCTCATTGGTGTTCGTCTGAGCCAAGAGCATATTGGTCGCCACCCCAGCGGCGGCCTCTTTCATCGTGTTGAAACTGGCGCCCACCACATCAAGCTTCGTCCGGGCCAGATCAGAGGTGTCGCCCAGCTTGGCGAGCGCAACCGACCCTTCTTCCATCACCGCCATCTTGAAGGCTTGCTCTCGGTTCAGGGCCGCCCCAGTCTCAAGCAGCTCGTTGATGCGATCCCTCACCTTTCCCGAGCTCATCCCAAAGTTGTCCAAACGGCGCACGGCCTGGTTAGCCAACATCATCGAAAAGTCGTCAATCCTTTCCTTGGCGCTCAGGTGGGAGAACCCCAGGTTGATCGCCATCCGGGACATCAACTCCATCTCGTCAGCGTTCGAGACAAGCCCCATCTGCAACAGCTTGGCGCTCTTCTCCATAGCGCCCATCTGACTTACAGTTTTGCCCGCGCCCCGGTTGAAAGCCTCCAACATCTTGGCGGCTTCATCCGGCCCACCAGAAAACGCAACGAACCGCCTCTCGGCGGCTTCCACACTTGCGCCCAAGTTCACGATCTCCATCGTGATCTGTGGGATTTGCTGAATCATCTGAGCCGCGCTGAATCCAAACTGCTGGACCATTCCAGCCCACGCTTTGGAAAGCGCGTCTTTTAGGATGACTTCGACTTCGATCTTATTTCTTGGCATGGCGCCTCTGGCTACGCGTTTCTAGCCGCCTTCCCACTCGCCTCCCCATCCAACATCGCCACGTGCTCTTGAACCGTCGCCCAATCCTCCTGCTCCAACTCGGATGGCAGGCAATGGTACACATCCCGGCAAAGCACCAACGTCGTCCACTCATCAGGCAGGTCCGCACTCCCTGTGAAAGCGTGGTTGCGGACCTGCCGTCTTAGTTTTTTCGCTTCTCGATGTCCCCAAACAGCACGGTCAGGATGAAGGTCATTTCCTCGTCGGTCAGCAGGTTGTGCACGCCCTCATTTGTCGGCGGGGGCAACGGATGGTCCTTTTCGTCCACCCAGTTCCAGGCAAGCACATACTTCATCGCCTTCACACAAGCGTTGTCGTAGGCGCCCGCTATGTTGGACTGCTCCTCTTCTTCTGACGTACTGGTGTTCCGAATGGCGTCAATCTCGGCCTGGGTCTCCTTCACTTCCTTCACCGTCGGACGGCGAACCTTGATCCAAGACCCAGCCCCCTGCACCTCTTCAGACGGGACCTCTCTCACGTTCTTTCTCTCAGGCATCACTCTTCCTTTCGGGCTACTTTAGGTAGCCACGTCGCTATGGGTCACTGCTCCGTTCGGCTTCAGAATCGCCGTCACCAACACCACCGACGGCTCACCCCGGTCATATACCCACGTCAGGTTTTCCAGTTTGGCCTCACACTCGAACTTGTCCGAGCCCACGTTCTTGCTTGGCCCATAGAACGTCAGCGTGCGGTCGCCAGGGCTTCCACTGGTGAAGAACCAGTCCTTGAGCAAATCCCACCCCTCGTCCGCCGTACTCGACATCACCACCCGGAGCGTGAATTGGGCATCCTTCCCACACTCCAAACGCTTGGGCCATTGCTCCTGAAACACCACGAAATCGCCCAGGTTGTTGTCAAGGTTCACATCCAGGTTATTGGACGAGCCGCTGATGTCCGTGGGCACACCACCAGAATTGTCGATCCATACCGCTACATCACATGCGTTGAATCCAGTTGTCGTTGCTGCCATCTCCTTTCACCTCCCACTATTTGACCTTCCAGGTCAGCGGCAGTTCTTTCATCCTGGCGCGGGCTTGTCCGCACTGAGCCAGGTCAAGAGCACTTCCCGCATCTCCTCCACTTCCTTCTCTTCCACGTCAAGGGCATCAGCCAGGGTTTCCGCTTCCGCCTCTAGAAACTGCTCCGCGTCTTGGATGCCGACCTGCGCCAATATCTCGGCGCGCTCTGTCCATCCAGGCAAGATCATTATGGGCGGAGCGTGCACCCTGCTGATAGCCCCTTTATGCTCCAGCGCGGCAATACCCCGCGCGTCAAGCCACTCCATCCGCGAGAAGGACCCTGGGTACAGGTAGCCCGCCTTCCCTACATCCAATGTGTGCAGCACCCTGTACATCGCCACGAATACGCTCCTTTGGGGCTTTAGCTCCGACGTGCAACCCCTTGTGCTTTTCACCACCAAAACGTCGGAAAATATACTACCCCTTGTGCTCGCTTTTGTGGGTCTTTCCACAAGCGCCTTAGAGTTTTTCACTCTCCCCAGGCGTTACAATCCCCACGATCACAATCACCGCCAGACATCGTACATATCGTCCAAAATCAGACTTCTCATATATCTACAATACACAAGCCTGTCTCACAATACACAACGGTGCCCACAAAGACACGTGCCCACGGTCGCATTTTGTCAATACTAGAACAGGTGAACTGTGACCAGGAACCGCGCACCTGGGTATCTCACAGATCCCGACTCGTAATCGAACACCGCCCTCTCGGCTTCCACACTCCACGCCTTAATCCCGGCCTGCCCGAAATAGGGTTTGGTGTCCTGCTCCTCGAAAATCACTATCAGCTCCTCCACGGTGTCATGCACTTGCTGCATATCCTCTTGGATCTGCGTTCGCTGGCTGGCGTACAGGTCCACGTGGAAGAGATATTCCTTGTGCCGAATCCCACCCTGAAAGGTCGCGCGGTCGGTGTCACCCGTCACGGGGTCCATCGCCCAACCCTGCCAATAGCACTGGATGAGCGGGGTGTCGCCATCGGCGATCCCCTCCGTCAGCGTGTTGTAGCTCTGGGCCACCTTCACACTCGCCGCCGCGCCAAGAGTCGTCGCCAGGGCATCAGCTATATTCGCCAGCGTTACGTCCAGAATATCCGCCATCTCACCTCGCAACAAAAAAGGGGCGAACCCCTAAAGGGCTCGCCCCGCGTACCTCCCTAGAGAGAGAGGGTCCAAGGACACAATACCATTGTATCACACTTTCCATCACAACGCAACTATTTTTGCCACCGCGCCGCTTAGAATCTTCGTAATCCTATCCTCGTTTTGCTCCACGGCCCGGCGCAAGTAGAACCGCCCCTTCATAAAGCGGGTGCCAAGTTCCTGGTAGGGGGCATAGTGAACGGCGCTTCCCACAATACCCATAATCCCACCGTTTGGCATATCCTTCACAGACGGGGTAATGCTCGCGCGGAGCCGTCCGGTGTCAACTGGCGCGTTTTTCTTGGCCGAGTTTGTGACGAGTAGGGCAGCATCTCGCATACCCCTCTTCATCGGACCGCCTTTTATATCCCTCGCCACTTGCTCCAGCTTGGCCTGAGTCGCCTCTAGCCCACGCACGACAATCTCCACCGGAGTGCCCCTTTTGGGGTGGGGCAACTTGGGAATACGAAATCCAGGCATCAGCCTACCTCATGCCGCTTGTACGCGCCATCCAGCAAAATGCTGGCAATCGCCGGATGCATCCTCTGGGTGTACAGCAACGTGCCGAAATCCACATTTGCTACCCCGTCTTGCATCTGCGACCTGAGCTGCTTATACCACCTCGCCACCGTCATTATGCACGCCTGCTTGATGTCAGGCGGGACCGTAACGGC